ATGTTCAAAAATTATGTATTTGAAGTTGTCAAAGTCGTCGCATTCATAACCGATTAATTTGTCGAGTCCTATGTTCAGGTAGTACGGGACACCCTGCTCGTTTTTGTCGACAACAACAACCGTCTGCGGTTGGCATTTGAACACCTTGCGCCCGTGTTTCTCTATCCATTCGCGAGTGTTTAACATCATCAGAAGGTCAGCAGTCTGCGCTTCTGCGCGCTTGTTAGGATATTGCACCGAAAAGTTCGCATTCCTGCCGTTAAAAACGCGGTTTAAATCTTCGCTGATGTCGTTCGCTATCGACACGACAGGCAACGGAAAGCTAAAGAAGTTCAGCACCCTGTTATACTTTTCTTCTGTCACGCTGTTGCGAATCGCCTGCTTGATTTCAGACCAACCTGTTTCCTGTTCTATCTCCCAAAAAAACAAAGGTTCAGACATAACTTTAAGCCGTGACTGATAGCGCAGCATATCGTATATCTTCGCGCTGTTAGGCTTCTTTTTTATCTTTTTTATTATGCTTGTTTCTGACAATCTCATTGTTTTGAAAAATATATTTGTCTGATAATATCGACCAATCTGCGCGACCCTGTGCAGACTGTAAACGCAACAGCTTCAGAGCGTGACCGAACGCGAGCAAAGTCACTACTCCGTTGCTGTTTTTTAGTTCTATGTTTTTTGGCATCTTTGCCATGATTACACAGTTAAGGCGTTAAAATCTGAAGGTGTCAAAAATGACTTTGTTTCATCCCAATCGAAAGGAAGTTGGAAGGTCATCGTGTTGCTGTCGCGAGTTCCGAAACCGTTGTTTGTTAGTGAACCGAGTACAACGTTCGTACAATCGAAACCTTTGAAAAGGTCGCCTGTCTGACTGCCCCAAATTTTGCCCTCCTGAGAAATCAAAAACACTTCAAGACCTGACCCTTCACAGGTCAATTTTCTGAATGCAGCAATCTGCGCAGCGGTCAAAGAATCAAAACGAACAGAAGCATCTGACGGGTTGATTGCTGTCACGAACTGCTCGCCGTTAAGCGTTGAATTGTCGCCACCGCCGAAAGTTACAGGTGTGCCTGCTGTGATTGTGCTGTCTCCGCCGATTAAAGGCGTCAGTACGACGTGACTGTCATCAGTCGCAGAAAAAAGAATGTTCCAAGTTGACAACAGCGTCGGGTCTGCCTGTACTGTTGCAGGCGTTGAATTTGAATAAGGTGCGACTGTGTCAAGGACAACGACACCCTTGCGAACAAACCAATATCTTTGTATCTGTCCGATGTTTTCAGGGCAGGCGCTTGAAGGTATGTCTGTCAATGATGTCGCCAAAGGACAGCAGTCGAGTAGAAAAGAATTTAAAAGATTCATAATTAGTACTATTTATAAATTAATTAATTGCTAAAATGTAAAATTTTGATTTAATAAAGCTATCGACCCGCCGACATCGTCGCGCAGGTTTATATCGATGTTATACGTGAACCCTGTCGGGTCGGCAACAAAGTCAAGCCATAAAAAAGAAAATGTATTTTTGTTATTTATACAACCGAGTTGTGTCAGCACGTTGACCGTTGAAGTCACAGCAGGCGCTCCGCCCGTTGGCGTCCAAGTCATTTGTATGTCGAACACGTCACAGGTCACGGTGTCGTCAAGCAAAACCTGCACCTCTTTCTCGAAGGATGTCGACAGAACGCGGTCAAAATATTGTTGTGTAGTGTTGCTGAGTGTTGGCGTGTCTGTTCCGCAACAGGCGACTTGTGGCGAGGGGGCGATATATTCGCGGATGACATTCAGGACGGTGCGCTCGGTTGCTGTTAAACTTGTATAGTCAAGTTCTAAGTTGTATAACTCGCTCAGGAAGTCCCTGAAGGCTTCGTCTGTGAAGGTCTGCGTCTGATTGAGTTCTAACTGCGTTCTGACGTCCGTGATTGTGAAGGGCGACACCTGTGAAATGTAGCGCAGCGACTGCAACAACTTTGCAGTATTTTGTTGTAGTCCTGTCTTAAATTGTGATACCTGTAGTACGTAAGCCATTATTAAGAATAATCTATTTTATATACTGTTTTTCTAATTCCCTGCTCCGCATATCTGAACGCGTCCCAAATGTGATTGTTTTTATCAATCGGTTTGTTCTGCGTCCTTCCGTCCTTTCTGTCTATCTGCCAAATGTACGAACGCTGTTCGTGTTTCCACCTTTCACTGTTCACTAAATGCAAAACGCCGTAACTTTTTAAAGCGTTTATTCCGTGCCTTATTGAATCCGCTCCTTTCTTGCATCCTTTTACATTCCAATTGAAATTTTTCAATTCTTTGATACTTTTCGGTTCTGCGCTGTCGCACATTATCAAGTCGCCTGTTCTGCGTCCCTTCTTTATTCCTAACCGAGCAAATGCTCCGTTGATTTCGGGATTCGTCAGTCCCTTCTCATACAGAAGAAGTTGACCGTATAAAACACCTTCAGACAGCGCACACTTGACGATTGTCGTCGGGTCTGCGCTGAAGCCAAAGTCAACACCATAGGCGAAGCGCTTGACATTTTCAGGAATCTTTGAGACCCATTCGACGCGGTCAAAAATTACATTTTCTAAAACGCCTGTTTTGCCTAAACCGTACACTTTCCACTTGTTCGGGTCGGTGTGTTTTAGCTGTTCAATCTTTCGTATTATTTCAGCACTTATAAAAGGATTGTTTTTATAGTTGCTGATAAACAGGTCGACGTCATCGCGCCCGATTAGCTTGTCATGCACCCAAAATGCAAAGGTAGGATTGTAGTCGAGAAAGACCTGTTTCTCTGTCCTTATTTGCAATTGGTCATAAACAGAAAACGGCACACCATTCGCTTCATTCATGAATAGGTACTGTCTTTTCCCGCTTTTCGCATCCTGTTCGTTTTCGTAACTTTTAAATTCTATTATTGAACCGTTAATAAATTTGTACGACTTATCTGTCCTGTTAATAGATTCAAGGAAGCGAGAAAAAAAAGGAGTTGTTTCGATTATCGTCTCAAAGTCACGGATTGCCCCGCTTTTTAGGTTTGGCACGTCCTGACCGACTACAGTCACAACTTGATTTTTTTCCTGCAAGCATTTACAAATTAACACCTGTAAAATGCTGTAAGTTTTCCCCGATGACGTCCCGCCCTGATTTATTACTATTGGCTTAACGCTTTCAAAGTTCCAACGAAAGACTGAAGATATTTCAAAGTCAAATGTCAATCTTTAATGTCATTTTCGGATTGAACAGGCTTGTCCTGTCCCCCTGTCATATTTATGTTGATTAAACTGCCTGTATTTTGCTGTTTAATTTCTTTCTTGTCTGATTGGTCGAGTCTGTTCTTTCCTAACCAAATAAGCATCATTTTGTCGCCACCTTTGGCAAGTTCAAACTGTTTACCGAGCAGGATGTCATTCCCTTCCTGACGCTTTTGCTGCATATAGTCGGAAAAATAGACTTTTTTCTCTTGCAGACATTTGTCATATAGTGTCTCAGGATGCACGCCAAGCATCGCAGCCACCTGCACACCGTTCGACCCTGCAATCAGCGACCGGTCGACCCTGTCCCAATCTATTTTTAATTTTTTTCGTCCAACTTTCGACTTCTTTTTTTCTTCTTTCATAAACGTCCCTATTTATGATTATTAGCTTAGTGATTTTTTTAGTTCAACAACTTCATGCTGCAAATATATCATTGTGCTGATTTTGTGCATCGAACCCACTACATAAACCAACGGCGGAACGTAGTCGAATGTTTTGCTTTCAAAATCTAAAAATGTATTGATGCTGTCGATATATTGGTCTGTTGTCGTCCATGTGTCACGCAAAAGGAACTCAATCAGTCCGAGCGTCATATCTCCGACATCAATCAGCATCTGCTCCTGTTCTTCTGTCGGTTTGGTGAAATAGCCTAAATCAAAAAGCGCTTTCACTCTTTTCGTGAGATTGACTACTTTCCTGCGGTTGCTGTTCCGATTACTTTCCCAAAACATTTATTCAATGTGATTACTTCGCGTTTATAATTTTCAAAAACATATACGGCATCAAAACCGAAATTTTTTATTTGCTCTAACAATGCAGCCGTCTGAAATATGTCGCGACTGCTCTGTGTGTCTGTGATTCGTTCCATAAATTCAAACTTCAACAAACCTCTGTTGCTGTTGTGGTCAGCGAAACGTCCGTTTTGCATAGGCTTGTAAATATGTCGCGACTGCTCAAAAACAAGAGGGTCATGTATCTGTATGTCAACGATGACCTTATATATTTCTGCGCTCCCTTCGAGGTCATTCTGTTCGATTGCCGAATCAAGTTCTTGAAATAAAACTATGTTTTCAGGTAGTCGAAGCGTAGCACCGTCAGGGACGTCTTTGTCAGACAGCAAATAAAATAACATTATTTCATAATTCTATGTACGAAAATACAATTTTTTTGTTTAATTTCAAAATACACATTTTTAACATAAAAAAAACAATAATATGAAAGGAATCGAAAATTTGAAGAAGGTCGCGCTGTGGCACACGGAACTGATAAACGAAATTGAAGAGATTGCACAAAAGAAAAAAGGGAAAAAAGTAACGGGTTGGGTTGCGCTTCGCTTCCTGAATAATATTTTTGAAGCCATTCCGATAGTTATGAATTATAACGAAATCGGTGCAGAGTTTGAAGATTTGGACGAGGTGGAAAAATCTGAATTGAATGCTCTAATCAAGAACAACCTCGACCTGAAGGACGACCTCGCTGAGGAGTTTGTCGAAAGAATTTTTTATTTGATTATTGAAATCGGCGACACTATCGACTTTTATGTACAGTCAAAAAAATAAATTTTGTTTTAACTTTGGACAATCTTTAATTTTGGGACTTTGAAGGATGCTGATTTTTTTCGGCGTCCTTTTTTTCGTCCTGCTCTTTATGCGTCGCAATAAGTTGAACAATCTTTTCGGAGTCCTTATAAAGTTGATGTATCGCCGTTGTCAGCAACTCGATACGCTCGCGCTGTGTGTTAACTTTCTTATTCAATTGATTCATTGCTTCGTCAAGTTGTTGCGGTGTCATTTTTTCGATTTTTTGCTTCTTGTCTTTTTGTTTGTTTCTGTCCTTTGTCCGCGCTTTGGTAGCTTTGTCTTTTTGTGTTTCATTTTATCGTTTTTTTGACTTCTTCCCTTCGCAGTTCCACAGCATCCGCGCGAAGTCGTTCGGCGTTGCTCCTTTCTTGGTGGTCTTTATTCCTGACGAACGTGCGCAATAATTATTTCCGCGCTCTGTCCCTGCTCCTGCTTTGAATCCTTTCGCCCCGAACTGTATGACTTTGCCGTCTGAAGATGTCGCTTTGTACTTTTTACCTTTCGCTGTTCCTGCGCTAATTTTGTACTTTTTGCCCTTGACTGTGACCGTCTTGCCGATTTGAATCCGACTTTTGCGCTTTGCCATGTCTTAATCGTTTAAATTTTGCCCTTTTTAGGCATTTTAATAATCTTTGCGACCTTTCTATCGTCTAACTTCAGAAACTGCTTCATTTCGGCGTTTATTGAAGCAACGTGTTTTTGATATTCCTTCAATGCGCGACCGAGTTCTTCCTGTCTGACGATTTCATCGCATGAAAAGTTGCTTTGTCTTGTTTCGTATCTCATAATTTAAGGAAAATACAGAGCGCAAAGTTTAACCATTCATACTATTCCCTGTTAAGAAAAAAAAAGCGCTCTGTCTGTTTAATATACAAAAAAAATCAGACAGGGGAGTCTATTCAATCAAAAACAATATAGAAATAAGAAATGTTTGCGCCCTGCCTGATGTACTAATATACAAAAAAAAAGCAACCCGAAGGTTGCTGTGTGTGTTAAATGATTTCAAAAGATTCGATAAAAAAGACAGATTTACCATAATTAGAATCATATTTGAAAGCGCCGACAATTTTGACGTCTTTGTTTTTGATTCTGCGAGCCGTTCCTGATGCGTCAACAGGTAAATAATATTCATATCCGTTATAATAATTTGATTTTGTGAGTTTAAACTTAGCTTTAAATTCAAATTCAAACTTTCCTGCTTCAACTTTGATATTGCCATAACCGTGTTCATTTACATTTTTTTCAAAACTTCCTGAAAGCATTTTTTCGGTTAGCATATTATCATAACTATTGTTGCGCGCTTCGCTTTCAGTTACAAGTTTTAAATGCTTTTCTGCTGCTTCTGCTGTTGGATATAGTTCTTTGTAATATTCGTGTTTTTGAGGTTTTTCGCCGAACATGGTCACAAATCCAAATTTTTCAGCAAGGACTTTGTTGCAATAATCTCTATGCTTATAATTTTCGTCAGATTGGCAATTATTAAGTACGTTGCTTTTATACCAACATAAATAATCAACGTCATCAGTTTCGTCAATAGGCTGACCTTGATATTTTCCAAAAAGAAAAAACTCGATGTTGATAAAACTATCAATTACTTGCTTTTTTGACCAAGAAACAGAGCGCCCGTACAGGTCTGCGTCAGGCGTCAAATTTTTACAACCGAACTCTTTCGCCTTCGCGATAGCTTCGCATTCTGTCATAGATAAATTTTGTATAAAATTGAAATTTGTGACTTCGTAAGTTATCCAATTGTCAGACGTTCCTGTTGTTTCTGTGCGGGTTGTCACGCTCCAAAGCGTGAAATATTTTTTTGTGAATCCGATGTATAACATAATGTTGTTGTTTTAAAGTGTTATTGAATACATTTGCAATATATACCTTTGTTTGTTTCCGTGCAACTTTTTGCATGAATTAATTGCAAACAACAACAAAAAAAGCCAAATTTTAACATTTGACCCGTTAAAAACGCACTT